CCCTTTTGTTCTGCAGGTCGAAAACCAGCTTGCTCCCCACAAATGTCGCAGGCTTGTGCGTGTGCCCGGTTATAAGTACGTCGATCCCGTCCATAGCGGAAACGAAACGCTCGTTGCGATTAAGAGCCGAGCCTATGTACATGCCGCCTCCCGCGCCGTGCGTGACGCAGAAGGAATAAGCGGGTCTGTACACCGAGCACTTTTTTCGGTCGCTTCCGATCCTTACGGCGAGAAAACACCCGTTCTCCCTGAACCTGTCCTCTATGTCCAGTTTTGCGCAAATGTCGTAAAGCGGCAGGTCGTCGACGTCTCTGTTCCGGGCTTCGTGATTGCCCGATACTGCACAGAGCAATTTGTCCTTAAGTGGTTTTAACTGCTCGGCTACCCAGCGTTTCTGTTCGGCTGGTCTGCACGTTTCGTCGAAGCAGTTCGTGAGCGCGGACTTGGTGCCGTTGTCGATAAGATCCCCGGCGAGGATAATGTAGCTGTCGTCCTCGTTGCGGATTTTAGTTACAAAGTCCTCCCAACGTCTCATGTTGAACTGCATGGAGCCGTAGTGCAGGTCTGCGATCGGATATATCTTCACGTCGCGTCCTGCAGGCGCGTCGAATATGATAGGTTCAAGTTCGGATAACAAGTATTTTCTCCTTTGAGTATGGTTTTACTGTACCTTGCGGTGAAAAAGCGGAAGATAAGCGGGTCAAAAGCGGGTCATTGCACGTTTTTCCGCCTGAAATGTCGGAATAATTGCACATTTTTCCACCCGAAATGTCGCAATAATTGTCCGCTTTTTGCGAATTTCGTGATTGCTCCCACGCCTTTCGCTAAAAAAACGTGGATTTTTGCACAAATACGGTTATATCCTCTTGACGTCCTCGGCGTTCACCCAGCCGTATACGCCGTTGCCTTTTATAAGGTACGGGTGCTTCGACTTGCCAAGCTGATATATCTGCTTGACGACAGCCTTGCACGGGGTCGCCTTGCTCGACAGCAACTTGTTCGCGTTAGTCCATTGCTTCGTCCCGGTAAAGTCAACAGTGTCGCCGACCTCTATCTTTTTTGGCTCCGGCTTGTGGTTCAGCAGTTCGCCCACGCGCTGACGGAAATCATCCATAGTCAGCCCGTGCTTCGCAAAGTAGCCTTTCGGATCGGAGTGCGCGTTCGCATAGCCTGCGGCGTGCGCTTCGTAGTGCGACGTTATGTTTTCCTCCGTCCATCCGAATCTCTTGCAGAGTTCCGCGCAGAGCTCGGTCGCGAGATCCCAGACCGCGTCAAAATCCGCGGCGGACTTGTTGCCCTCCTGCATCTCGAACTGTATATACATAGGCTGATAGTTGTAACTGCCTTTTTTGCCATTGGCAACTCCCCACGCACAAATATCCAGCGGGAGCAGGTGAGCCACGGACACCTTGCCGTACGCGTCCTTGCCTATCATATAGTGCATTGACTTCTTGACATTTCTGTTCCACGAATTATTATATTTGTTTTTGCCGAGCCTGAGAATAAGATTCTCATAGTTCGGGTCGTCGGGCGACGGCTGGACGTACCGCTTAAGGTACGCCTGATTGTCTCCGGAAGAATGGACAAGAATGCCTGCGGGCTTTGCCGGGTATTTGCCGGGTGCCCCCTTGCACTGGTAGCAATATGAGTCCGTCAGAATGCACTCAATTATTTCCATTGTTCTTGTTCCCTATGCTTTTTTCAAGGTACTTGATGCGTTCCTCCAGCACCGGAACGCGCTTCGCGAAATTGTTGTGCTCCCGCACCTCTCTTGTCAGCTCCTCGATCTTTGTCTCAATAACCTTGTTATTTGTGACAATAGATATAATGGAAGGAATGACCGCCGCCACGGCTGTGATAATGGCGACGAGGATCGTCTCTGTCATTTGGCGTCTTCCTCAGGAGGTTGCTCCTCTTGTTTCAGTTCCGGCAATCCCGCTATCGACATAAGTATCGACAGAATAGCCGAAAGCAGAGAAGCCGAAAGGCAATAGAGCCAGTCAACCTCGCTTATTACAACCGCACAGCCGATTGATGCGACAAGGGCTTGCGCAAATGTACGGAGCGCACGGATGCCCGCCGCTTTTATCCATTCTTTGAAATTACTCATCTTTGTGCTTCTCCTTTGTATATAATGGTTGCGATAATGATGAAATTATTAACCATAGGTAAACGTGCCTGTTCCTGCATTAGTGAGGAATGTATTAGTTGTAATGTTATACATCCCTATCACATTGTCTAATATACGATAACATGGTATAAAGGTATTCCCATTTACTTCACATTGATAAAAATGTCCTATATATCCATTTCCTGCTGTTCCGTTATTTCTGAAATTACCGATTGTTAGTGTGCGAGGTGTTGTAAATGTTGTTACTGTTCCAAAATTGCCTATTAAGTCATTATTAAGATAGGCATTATTCCCTACCTTTGATATGGTAATTATATCTGGCAATTGACTGGAATCTACATCTAATTGGTTGCTACTAGCACCACAGTTGATATACAGTTTTGTTAGATCTGATGGTGGATTGTCCCTAAATAAGAGTAATGTAAATCTCCGTGAACTGGATGAATATCTGTCACCAAAAATTCTTGCATCTCCGCCTTGAGCAAGTCCTGTATATTTGGAAAACGTAACGCTGCAATCAATATTTTTTGTGCCATATATGCCAGTATCGATATATTGCGTTCCTGTTGTGCCAATCCAGTTGACTTGTTGATAGCCCGCAGGCAGAGGAGATGTTTTCCATCTCATCAATGAATTGACATCGTTGATAATCATGTCAACCACACCACGTTCACGGATATGTTGCCCGTGGGCGTATCCGTGCCTTTCGTGTTTTTAAAGGAGGAGGGAGTTTTCATTCTCCCTCTCCTTCCGTTTCTTCGGGTTCAGGCTCCGGCGGAATATACTGCGTGGCTATCTTCTTGTTCGGCATAATGGTGTTGCCTTCCGAGTCGATAAGGCAAAGGCACACGGACGGATAAAGTTCCGTTGCGACCATCTTGCTCATTCTGTCGTAGTAGTACGAAAGAGCGTTCGCCCTTGTGTTCCTCTGCGTTGTGGTCTGGTTAGCCTGACCGTCCGCTCTGTTCTGGATTTCGATAATGTAGTAATACATAGTTATACCTCTCTTTTAATTATGCTACCCACATGACGTTGACGTCAATGTTCGTGGTCGGTGTTGTGCCGCAGGTGAATGTAAGGCTTCCGCTCCCCTGCGCTGAGCAGAATATTTTAGCCGAGGCGTATGCCTCCGTGTCCGCACTCGTCCCGGCAGGAGAAACCCACACCTTTGCGGTGGTCGTCATGCCCGTGACGGTCACGACGTTTGTCGAACTTCCCCAGTCGGCGGCTACGAGAGTGACCGTTGCCGTGCTTATGGACAAAGCGGACGGCGTAGCCCAGTCGGCGTCGTAGTCCGACCCGCTCGACTTTGTCAGAACCTGACCCGTTGTGCCTCCGTCCGGTATGCCGTGACCGGTGCCGCCGCCGCCGGAGGCGTCGTCAATTGCCTCTAAAATTCTCGCTTCCTGTTCGTTTGTCATGATTCTTCCTCGTCGTCAGCTTCGGGTTCGTCTTCAGAAACGGACTCGTCTTGACTTTGCCCCCCACCAAGATTTGCTATCGCGCTCAGAATACGCGCTTCCTGTTCGTTAGTCATTTGTTACTCCTCCTCGTCACTATCGACGCTTTCATTGTTACTTGCTTCCCGCGATCCGATTATTGACAACCGAATGCCGTTAAACACAGTTGACACGGGTTTTTCCGGTTGGAACTGAAACCTGAATACGTTACGGGACTCGCCCTCGAACATGAGTCTTACGACCGCCATTATACCACTTCCTCTACCGGGTGCGGGAGTGTTTCCTCGTTGAGTATATCCCCGCACGGACACCTCACTATCTGCGAGGCGACCACAACGCCGTCCGAGTCAATCAGCTTGAGCTGTACCTCGCAGGTAAGCCCGCGGTCGAGCATAAGAGTCTCCGCCTGCGTCAGACGCACAGTGAATGAGTTGTCCTCGCTTACGGGCGTCATGTCCGCAAGAGCCTTGCTTATTATCTCTACGCGCCCCTGCGCGATCGACAGCGTGCCGTCGACGTAATCCGCTATCGGCATTTCCGCGGGGAGCGTCACTTTTATCAAAGGCGTTGTTCCTCTAATCATTTTTTGCACCTCAATTTTCGTTGCGCATAATTATACCACAGCGGGGTTGTATGCAAAACCACAACAACCCCGTGCGGTAAATTTTTTTAATTTTCCGTGAGCCAAGCGTCTATTTTCTTCGACGCTTCGACTCTTGTGTACCCGAGCAGGGCGTAGGCGTTCATCAGATAGCCCTTGATTGCGGCTCGCTCCGCCCTCGTCATGCTCTTGTACAGAGGCTTGTACTGCGACGTTATCTGACTCGTCAGCGTCTGCTTTGAGACGCCGTGGTCGAGATACTCGTTGACGGTCGCCTTCAGGTTAACCCCCGAGCTAACCGCCTCGAACAGGTCGCTGTATTTGCTGTAGTCGTCGCCGACGTAGTCCCATTCGTCAAGCCTCCAGTAAATGTCATTGTCGCTCCACTGCTTGTCCTCCGGCTTGTACTTTTCGGAGATCTCCTTCAGAAGATTTTCGGCGTCCTCTCTGGAAACGTCGCCCTCCTGATAGTGCTTTTTGAGCTGGGACACAAACTGTGTCACCGCGGTGTTCGTGTCCTTATAACGGGACACTACGCGCTCGACGTGCTTGAGGTCGCCCTCAGAGTACGCTTTCCACAGTTCCTCTCCGTTGCTGTAGTTCGAGTCGAACTGTTCGCCGTGGAACAGTTTTATTCCACCGTTCAGCAGTGTGCCTACAAAGCTCGAAGCGAACGCCTCCTCGCCTGCGACAGCCATTCCGGTCTTTGTGCTGTTCTTCGCAAAGTTCCCCGTCCTTACGTCGTTGAACGTGTTGACCAACGCTCTCGCGTCGCGGATAATGTTCTTTGCGGGAACGCCCGTAATCTGCCCTATCGCGCTTACGGCGGCGGTTATGCGGTCAGCCGCGCTCTTGCTGTCGTCTGCCGCAGTCTGGAGCCCTCCTATAACGTCCTTGATAACGGACACGTCAAGCCTTTCGACGTCGTAGCCCTGTGCCAGAGAAACAATGTCCTTGACATACGGCACCATAGTCATTGGGTTCAGGTTGTCTATTATGTCTTCGACAGCCGCCCCGAAATACCTTTCGAGATACGTCTTGTCTCTGTCCTTGTCTCTTGCCGCCATCACTATTGACTTGAGCAGAGTGTTAAGGAGTATCGAGTACACCAGCGCACCGATCGCTTTCGGCACGAACTTCTTGTTTCCTCTCTTGCCCTGAACGATAGCGTCCAGAAGCATGTTGTACTGCGTAGTGGGCTCGGCACCGAACGCCGTGACCATCTTCATTCCGAAGTCTTTGCTTCTCATCAACCCGGAGCGGGAGAACACGGAGTCGTAAACCTGCGTAAGCTGGACAACCTCGGTGAACCTCTCGGCGGCTTTCTTGAGCAGTTCCTCGCCCTTAAGGTTCGTCTGTGCTTCCGTCTCTTTCTTGACGGCTTCCCATATCTGAATCCAGCCGACCTCGTCAACGAACGACGGGGCTTTCGACAGGAGCTCGTCCCGGTACTGACCGTCCTTGAAGAACGCGCCCACCTTCTGACGCAGTCCCTCGTATTCGCCGCTGTTGAGCCACTCGCGCGTGCTTCTTCCCATGCTGGTATCGAAGTAGCCCATTTCTTTTATCGCGGCTATGGGCGCGTATTTCTTAAGCTCTGCCCACTTCTCGTTGTGCTTGAGCAGTAGCGGGTTGCCGACGAAATATTTCGGATCGACGTAAGCCATAGCCCTCGCGACCGCGCTTCCCTGCTGGATAGCCACGGAGGCGGAGACGAATGTCGCGCCCTTCTTCATGAGCGACAGCAGTCCGTTTGACATTGCCGCCGCGGGATCTGTCGGTCTGCCCGTATTGATGTCCTGCAACAGTTGCGAAATATAGGCATTCGCTCCCGCGCCCCACGTGCCCTCTATTGCCGTGCGAACGTTGTCGGAGCCGTACTTCGTGTCGGTGTTCTGGCGTCCGTAGACCTTCTCAAAGTCCTCCAGCGCAGGCACAAACGCGTTGTACATAATCATTTCGTTTACGTGGTCTGCCCATACGTTGTCGAACTCCGAAAGCACCACGGCGTTGTTGGCGCGTTTTATCGTGCTCTGGCTAAAGCCTGCGTTCTTCAGCTTTGCAAGGCTCGGGGCGTTGTCGCGGATCTCCTTCTGCATCTGGGCACCGGAGGAGCGAAGCGGGAAATAATTCTTCTCTCCGAACAGCTCCACGCCGTAGAGGAGCATTGACACCTCGTTGCCGAGTTTTGCCATGTCCTCCGACAGGTATTTCTGCGCTTCCACGACGTAACCTCTTTCGTCCTCGGTAAGCTGGTCTATTATTCTGTTGAGTTCCTCCGTCGTTATCGAGTACGCGTGTGGGTCTGACCTGTATATGGTCTTTTTCCCGACCTTTATAGGGGTTTCCTCGCTCAGAACGATACCCTTGCCTGTTATGTGGTTGATTGCCTGCTCGCCTCTGCGGGAGTAAGCGTACAGGGACATTGCCTGCTGGCGTGTGAGCTTGAACTTCTCGCCGAACCTCGACTCCGCCTCTATTGTGTTGTTCTTCCACTTGTAATATCCGTACTTCCTGCGGAGGCTCTGTATGTGTTCCTTTGCCTTCTGGATGTTGACCATCCACGTGTCCTCACCGCTCCGGATATTCTGATAGAGACCCATCAGCGTCTCCGATCCGAGCATGCGGAACGCGTATATAGGCTTGAGAAACTGCCAGCCGATCTTATTCAGTTGTCTGTTGAGCTCGCCTCTGTACGCCGCGGTTTTCTTGGCGTCCTTAATTTCGGACGCGACTTTGTCCATCGTCTCGGCTACAGTCGCGTTTCTGCCCACCTTGAACAGAGTGTTCGCCCGCTTGATAGTATGCAAAACCATTCTGTAGGCTTTGTGTATCTGTTCGAGCTCGGATGCCTTCATTTGCTTGAAAGTCTTTTCTACGAACTCCTCCTGCGACAGGTTCTTCAGATACTCCGCCACGCTCGGGTCGTAGGCGTTGTAAATGTACGCCTGCTTTGCAGTCTCGAGGCTGTTGTACGCATTGACGAGCGTTTCCATTGCCGTCCTTGCGGGAACGCTGTTGTAGAACTGCCGCTCTCTTGCGAACACTTCCCTCAGCTTTCCGTTCAGGTAGGATATTGTGCCCTCCATTTTGCGGAGCGTGCTCTGGACGTTTGCCATTCTCCTCTGCATGTCGAGGAGCTGTTCCCTCGGCATGTCGGGCGTTGTCTTGCTTTCTCTCAGCTCTTTCAGTGTGGCGTGTGCCTCCTCCATAGCTTTGAGCGTTTCCGCGTATCTGTCGAGCCATTTTCTCTCCTGCTCGTTTGCCTTATCTACGCCTGCGCGGACAATGTCCTCGTTGGTTATCTGTGAAGGCTCGAGCATAAGTGCCGCCTGTTCGAGGTTCGCCTGTGCAAGTTCTGTCATACCCTGCTTTACGCGTTTCTCTTTGTCGGCGGTAAGGAGTTTGCTGAGTTCCCTTATGTCCTTCTTTATCTTGGCTTTTTGCTCTGCGAGAGAATAGCGTTCCTTGAGTCTGTCGCCGTACTTGGCTACCAGCTCTCGGCTCCGTTCCTCATACTCCGCGATCGTTCTTGACTCGGCAAGTTTTACCTGCTCCTTCAGGAGTTTCGCGTTCTCTGCCTTCTCGCGGTTAAGTATTCTCTGGATCGGAGCCATAGCCTCAAGGCGAAGCAACTGTTTGTCGATAATGTCTATGCGGTTGTTTGTCTTGCGGATCTCGTCCTGCAGTTCCTTGACCGTCTGCCCGTTCCTGTCAGCCTTGCCGAAAATCTGCTTCTGCAGTTCGGACAGGTGTGCCTGCAGTTCGTCTGCCTGCTCGACTTTGGACTTATACTCCGCGAGCCGCTTCGCCTCTATCTCGTTCTGCGTTGCGCTTTCGAGTGCTTCCGACAGTATCTCGCGGTTGGATTTGCCGCGTTGCTGGTAAAGCACGTCCTTTTCAATGCCTTTTGGGTTCCCTTCTGGTCGAAAATCATGCCCAAAATGCTTTAAAACGTCTGCGGACAAAATTTCTGGGTAAAACCTATTGACAAAATCCAAAAGTTGTGCTATACTTATATATGAACCAGTTGGGGGAGTTGAAGCCCCCGGTGCATTGAGCACGGCTGGTTCTTTTTTTGTGCTTGCCGCGTAAAGCACGTCAATATTTTCAAGATTGTTAGTGTATGAGTTCACTATCGATCTTACTACATATTGATTGCCTGCACCGTCAATTGCACCGCCTATCAAAACATAAGTTTTATGGGCTTCCTCTTTTTTCGGGATAAGCTCATTAACTTTTATAGAATTTTTTAATATCTCGCCTATATTTTCCATTACCGCGGCTTTTTCTGGCAAGTCATTGTGGCGAGTCAGCCCGTGCTTTATTCCGTCCGCTCCAATAATAACGTCCGCTCTGGCGTCTTTGACGTATACGCTTACACTGCCGTCAGGATTTGTTTTCCCGACTTTTGCGGCTTCTTTTTTTGCGGTTGCAATTACGTTTGACCTGTTAACCGTTTGGCTTATAGTAATATTTGTGAGAGGCATATCGTCTTTTGAGATAAGCTCGTCGTACGAATATTTTTCTCTCGCCTGATACTTCACAACCGCATTGTTTCTGTCAATGTCGGGGCGTGTTTCCTTGCGTTGGTTGGCGTTAAGGCTTCTGCGTGCGGCTGTGTCTCTTGCTTCAATTTCTCCAGCGGTACGCCAGTAACGGTCGAAGGGTTCTTCCTCAGAGGCTTTAAGAGCTTCCAGTTGAGCGTATAATTGACTGACTTTTTCTCCGGCTTTGTCTATCTCGTCAAAAATACTCTGGTCAAACTCCGCGTGCGTTTTTGCACGTTCAAGGGATTCTTTTGCGTTCTCGTCAGCTTTGCCTCTCCTCGCCCATGAGGTTTTGGCAAGAAGATAGTCCTTAATAGCTCGGGCGTATTCGGGCAGTTCATAGCCAAGCAGAGAATAGTTCCCGCCTTCTTTGAGGTTGTTTTCGTCAAGATATTTTTCTACCCTTTCCTCAATCTCGTCGCCGACGTCCCGATATTTTTTAGTTATCTCTATCCGCTTTGCCCTGTCTTCGTCCTCAATTTCCGCCGCCGCCTCCGTAAGATTCGAGCCTCTCGCGAACCCCTCAAAATGTTGCACCGCATGCTGAATTTCGTGAAGAATGACGTCGAGCGCGTTTTCCTTCTCGGCGGGTGTAAGAAATTTCGAGTCGAGTGTTATGCTTTGGTCACCGTCGTAGTACCCCTGCACTCCTCCGTCCAAATCCTTAAAATTCACTAAAAAGTATTTGAGTTGCGGATATGCTTTATACAGTTGAGGATGCTTTAAGATGGTTGGCAATAAGACTCGTTTTGATTCCCTGTCCGCTTGTCGGTTGATGTTTTCGACCTCTAACCAGTATTGGGATTCGCCCATCAGTCCGAGGTTGTATCTGTCTCTTAACTTTTGCTTGTCTTTTTCTTTGCGTTCGATAATCTTATTTATAAAAGTCTCCAAGTCCAGTTTTGCCTTGCTGTCGTCAATTTCAAAACGCCACTTGCCGTCGTACGACGTGAACCAGCCCGTCTCCTTGCGGATCTCCTCCGGAGTCTTGCCCGCTTTAATAAGCTCCATGATTTTATTTGATTCGGCGACTTTGTCGAAACCTTGAGCTTTCGCTCCGCGGAACATGAACTTCTCGTCCGGGAATTTGTCCTCAAACTTGAGACTGTTTCCGCCTTGCTTTACGTCCTCGTAGTTAATCGGAACGCCCGCGTCGACGAGTTCCGCACGCAGTCCGGGCGTGACAACGTTCCACGGCACAGAAAGGTCTGTCCCGTCAAGGTATTCCTTGTACATGGACGCCACTTCCGCGTCGGAAAGTATTCTGTACGGGAGCATGTAACGCGACACGAACAGCTTTCTCGTGTACTCCGGCTTTATCTTCATCAGCTTGCCTGCAACTCCGCCCGGCTTCCACTCTACCCAGCCCGTCGTGTCCTTCGCGTACTGCGCGTGGTACGCCCCTATTTCGCTCTTGGGCACACGGCACTCAACGGTCACAAGGTTTCTCCTGTATGCCGCTGAGAACTGGTCGTTGAGCACAAGATTCGACGAGTGCAGGTACGGGTTGTACGCTACGCCGCCGGTCTTGTTGTCTACGCCGTCAAGGTCAAACTTCGCCCATTTGGCACCGGGATGCTCGTCCATGTATCTCTGGGCAATTTCCGGGCTTTCCGTAGCCTGTTCCCATACTCCGAGCTCGCTCCTGTAGCCGAGCTTTTTGTTTTTGCCCTGCTCGTCTCTGTCGACCGCGTTCATTGGCGCGTACAGCCCGCCGTTGATTATCTGGAACGACCTGTACACTGTGACGTAGTCCCCGTTCTCTATCTGCTGATTAAGGTAGTCCAGCGTGTCTCTGTCGGTTATTCTGACGGAGTTCTTTTCGTTGTAGTCCCCATAACGCTGAATGTCTTCTGCGTCGTTTGCGTACTCTATAACCGCGTCCGTTACGCTCATAGCCGCCACGTTTGCGACGGGCTTCTGCATTACGTCGGCAATCTGCTTTGCAGTGCTCTTGCCCGTTATCTTGCCCGACGTGAACATGTCGACCACTTTGTTTATGGCGTACTTCTCGTCAGCCTTGACTGTGCCGTAACGCGCCAGCTCGTCGTTGAGGATTCGCATTACCTGCTCCTCGTCGAACACAGGCGTCAGAGCCTTCTGCTCTATGACCTCTCCGGTGACTTGGTCGACCATCTTGCGGTCGATAAGGAGCTTCCAGTAGTTCTCCTCTTTCGTAAAGTCCGTGCCCTTGTTTGAATTGGAGAACTTGGGCGAGAGTCCTCTCTCCGCGCAAAGGTCAAGGTATCTGTTCGCGGCTTCGCGCATTGCGGCGTAACCGCCTGCGAGTACGCTCTTTCCCTTGTTCGCCTTCGCCGTGGCTTTCGCCTGCTCGAGATTGAACCAGTCGGAGAACTTTATTTCCTTGTGGTAGTTCGGATCGTCCTCGGCAAGGAGCGTAACGTGTCTGCCGTTTTTGTTTCTCTCCTCGACTCTCCTCCGGGCTTCCTCTCTGCTCAGCTTCTTTTCCTGCTGGAATCTCTCGTAGTCTTCCCATGTGGGTATGCCTATGCGCACACGCACGCGCTTGTCCATAGACGAGCGGTGATATGGAATAACGTAGTCAATCAGCTCGGACGCGAGAAGCATCTTTATCTGCTCGTCGTTCATGCCGATCGAGATAGTGCCCGCCGTGGCATGGTATTTGTCGCGCAGTTCGAGTGCTCTCTTGTACACTATGCCCTCGACGTCGTCGAACTCGAGCGTGCCGTTGAACGCCTCTGTCGGGATAAGCGACAGGTTTATCATGGCGTTCGTCAGCCCCATAAGCTCGACAAAATCCGGCACCTTCGTGTACACCTGCTGTTTGGCTCCTCTTGTGGAGAGCTCAATAACTGAGGCTATATAGTCCATCAGGTGAATAACTTGGAAATCCGACCAGCTCTGCGAACGTAAGCCGTTTTCGGCGTTCATGCTCGC